GAGTGTTTTGTCTTGATTTGCAATTCTACCGAAAGCAGCGGCATTTACCCCATCACCATTCACTTCAATACCAACCCCGACTTCGTACAAGTCATTTGGTTTGGGAACTTTTCCTGTGGTCCAAGGAGCGTTAAGTTTCACAGAGCCAGCGGTGGGGATGTCAATAATTTTTCTGACTTCCCCTGCTGCAACACCACTGAGAATACGAAGAAAGTAACCAACTGTCGATGACGGTCCCTCTGTACCGGAACCTGCGACAGCATCAGCGGTGAGAATGTCATTTCCCGCAGAGGTCACTCTATTGGTTGGTGATGCTGGAATGGCATTATTGTAAACAAGGTTTCCTGTTGTTCTCGATATCGCCTTAATTTCACCATTTGTTGAGGAGAGTCTTCCTTCATATTGAACAGAGTATTGCCCCTGCCGCTGGTCTTCATATGCGTTTGCAATTCTAGAGTAGAATGGCAAAACTGGAACAGGCATTTCTGTTTCAGATTTAAATTTTTGCAAATCTGGTGGAATGGTGTAAAGATACTTCCACCTAAACCCATCGGGTAAAACAAATTCGTCTGTGGAAGTTCCGACTGGTTCAAAGTCAGAACCATTTACATTGTTATTGTTTTCGAGACAAATGTAAACATTATCATCATTGGTCAGAACATAGAAAGGGTCGGTGACAGTTGACATATCAACCGAGGAATCAAATCTAGCCATTGTGATTCCCTCAGACCAATTGTATCTTTTTGTTAGAAGCGAGGCATCGTTCGGGGCGATTCTTTTAGCAATTGTAGTGCTTGACCTTGTGACCAACTCCTCTTCCTCACTGCGATTTTCTGACGTTGAGCCACTAATTTTTGACACGGCAAGCAAAAACTTATCTTCGGCGAATGGACCGAATTGCGATAAAAAGTTTTTGGCAAGAGCCGTTTTTAGTTTTGCGTCGTATGTAAATCCAGACATATTATCCTCACTCTATTTAGTTTGCTGTATCGACACCGGGAGTAGGAGTAAAGAGATTATCAAAGAAATCGCCAATTCTTACGTCGCCGAATTGTAAATTGCCAGTATCGCCCTGCGTGCTTTCTAGTTTTACAACCGTGCCAGTTCCGTCCCCCAAACCAAGTAAGAATGATGCACTACCATCTTTCTTGACAATTGGAATCTGTCTCCCTTTATATTCTTGATTTGTAAAGTTTCCGTTTTCCATGATAAAAGTAAATCGGGCAACATTAGAACCCGGTGTTGTGAGTGTTTTTTCAGTATTATCAAAATCAGAAATCAAATCAGTGTTTGTGCTTGAAGAATCAAATTCACTAACTTTTTTTGACATGAATTTAGGACCGCCCGGAACCGTACTGGCTTGAACAGTATCAAAGTCTTTAGTTAACTTACCTCTAACGGTTCCGTAAAAAGGTATTTGTTGCTCAAAAATATCATTTGCACTGAAAGTACCCTTCAAATCCACACCAAAGATTTCAACTTTGTTGAAAGACCTTTTGATTGCCGAAGCCCCAGATGCCCCAGCGTGACCCGGAACAAATCTAAAGTTTGAGTTTCTAGATGCTGCCTGAGTTTCCGATGTGATATTAAACAAAGATTTTGGATGTCTAAAGACGTTATAAAATTCATAAGTTGAGCCATCCGAAGTGGTCATAACTGTTTGGGGACGAGTCGAGAGTGTATAGCCTGCAAGAATCTGTCCCTCAAAACCATTATAAATGTAGAGGGGTGACCTTGGACTGTCATAATACCCACTACCAAGTTGCACTCGCGGCAACTCTGGAATATCAAATGGTCTGAATGCGTCGTGTGTTATTGCAGCCCCAGTTGCAGGGTCAAAATTTGCTCCCGTTGCCGCAGTCAGACCGTCAAAACCAAGTGGATAAAAATCACCAAAGGTATAGCCTAAGAAGTCGTTGCCGTATGTGTCCCCACGAAGGTCAGCGGTTTCACCAATTGTATACGGAGCATAATTACCAATTCTAGGAATGAGCCTTGGTCTGATATCAGCAGCACTTGAGGAGAAGGTCATACCAATCATTGAGGTATTTTCATTAAATTCAAACGCACCAAGAAGCATGGAGCCAGCAGGATGAAAAACCTTTTTGATAATGTTTGCGTAATCTTTTAGACCGACACTACTTTTAACTCTATAAGAAAACTCTTGGAATGAAAAATTGTTTTGAATTCTGGAACTGGATGAAATAAGTGAGCGTTCGGTTTCGTACAAACGACCAAGTTCCGAAATTGCTTTGCCACCAAAAATATCAAATTGCGCACCAGAGCCACCAGCCGTCTGAACGTCAACAACATAGTCTGTCGCCGGATTAAAAATTCTACCACTTTTAAAAGTATCAATACCCGTGACTTGACCTGTGCCGCTCACGGAGCGAATTCTAGTAGAGCCAATAATTTTATTTTGGGGGTCTTTAACAATAATTTTGTCATCAACATTGTAACCAAGACCGTCTTGTGTGATGCCACCAATTGTTTTTACATTAACCTCTTTGATTGTATCAAAAACTCTTTCGGTCAATTTTTCGCGTACGTTGTTAGACAAAATTATATCTTGATTTGGCTTGAACTGTCCTGAGACATTTTTAACTGTTACTAAGCAGTAGTCAATAGCCTCTTGATTGTGAAGAGTGATTTCATCAATATCCGCTTTTCCCAAAATTGTTGTGGAGTTCAACGGGTCAAGTTGTGTCACTTGTCCACCTTTGTAAAAGGTGAGTTGTCTTCCGTTTGTTCTAGTAATTTTAATCGCGTTTCGGATTGAGAAGTCTGACTCTGATAATCGAATCACCTGTTCTCTGGGATATTCTACAGATACCTTTGTGTCGTACAAAACACGAAAAAGCAACTCCAATGAACGCTCACTACCCTTTGCACCATAGTAATTTTTAATATTTTTAATCAAGCCTCTTTCATCAACATTATTCGCAAGACTCTCTGGAAAATCATAGAGATATGTGCTTTTGAAGTATGATAAAAATGAATCAATTGTATTGTCCAAATCATAATAACTTGCGACACGAACTGCTTCGGCTCTAGGATTACCAAACTGCTCTGTCCACTCAAGATATGCCTTTACGAAAGCGACAAAAGTTGGGTGGTCCTCAACTACAAAATCTGGTAAAAGTTCGGATAATTTTGTAGAAAACCTTTGGTCAATACTTTGTGGAAGTGTTGACGGAAATGGGTCTTCAACAAAAACGCGAAGAGGTAAAAGCAGTGAACCACCATCAGGCATTAGTAACCACCACTCCGGTCCGAAGCCGGTGATTGCACAGGCAAGGTTGTTGATGGGTCAAACGAAGGTAATGTTTGTCGGTCAGAAGCACCCGAAGCACTTCTTCTTTGAGTTGTGTCTGATTGTGTTTGTTCAGCAACGATTTGATTATTTAACACGGATGAAATTGATGAGGTTCCAACATAAGCATTTTCTGTGGCGGTTGAAGTAACAACTCTTCTATCAGGTCTGTCATCGAGGAAAAGATTTACTGTCGCTCTACCGGAGTCAGAAACATCTTGTGTCAAGATATGATTTTGGTTTGAGACAAGACGCTGTGCGCCAACTTCAACTCTAATTCTAATATTTTCTGCATTGAAAACACTAAGAACATTTGTGTTGATAGTAAGAATACCACTATCATAGAGAATAGAACCAAAATTTCTATTTAAGTAATTTCGATTACCACCCTCAAGTTCATACACTCTAAGTTTACCTCTGCCATCATCATCGACAAAAACTTGTTTTGTCAACCCGTCTGTGTCAACGTATCCAAAAGAGTTGCTTGACACAACGGGGGAGTGACCCTCATGTGGATGGAAGATTGGATTTTGAAATTTTAATTGATATCCAGTTGGTGTGTTTGGATTTGGTTCAAACCTTTGTTCAAGATAAGGAACCAAAGCAACGGACTCAACCTCCACCAAAGACTCAAGAACATCTTTAATCATTCTGCTTAAGGACACCACAGAGAAAAAGTTGATTGTGTTGCTATCAAAATATTCTGAAATTTTTGCTCGCACAAGACTTTGAATTTTAGCACTTGTCAAAGTTGTTTGTGATGGGTCATATACAACATTTGCCGCATATCTAAAGAACATTTGAACTGGGTCGATTACATCAGGAGTGACTGCCACAGAACATTTTGTTCTAAGAAAAGCCTCGATGTCTTTCTTGAGACTCGATGGAATTGTTGTATTTGTGTTCGGGTTCAAAGCGACAAGAACTCTACCGAACTGTGGCGGGTCTGCGTTTTCTCCACCAAAAACATACACAGATTTGAATCCAGAAAAGTTACTAGAAATCAAAGACTCAAAATCATTTGTTGTGATTGCTCTGTTTTGTGAGGCGTATGATTTTGGTGCGTTGTATCGAATGCTCGTAATACTTTCTTTTGCACCTCCACCGGCAGCGGGACTTACGGTGGTCACCGTAGAGTTTGAATTTAAAGTAAAAGTTCTGTTTGTCTCAGTATCATTTTTTCCAATACCGTTCGTAAAAGCACCATCAGTTTTCAGATAAGAGACAGAGACAATGTTTCCTGCCTCAAGTTTTCTACCGACTACTCCATCACCAAAGTAGATACTAAATGTACCATCAAAATCTTCTTGAATAAAGTAGGCATTTGTAGATGCGGTAATTAAATTGTAATCTGTTCCGATGTCCCAGACATCCTCAATACCTGAGTTGTCTGTAGATGAGGCAAGGACTTGAACCTTAATTGTTTTTGTATCAACATTCGAGTCTGGAAGAGTAAATTTTTGGTCTTTTTGATTGTTCGACGGAACAATAAAAGACTTACTTCTCAACACACCCTGACGAATTTCAACATCGTTGACAAAGCCTCCGTTAACAGTGTCATCCGGTGTCACCGTGTAGTCTACGAGATTTGTAAAATTATATGTTTTGCCGTTGACAGTTGCTCTAAAAGTCCTACCTCGATTTAAAATAAATCCTGTAGGGGCAACTGAAAAATTGATATTGACTGTTGCCACTGGGGCGGTGACTGACCTCGGAGTGTAGCCAAGTGACTTAGCATGCGAAACCAATGACGAACGCTTTACCGCTGAATCCAAGAAAAGTTCGTTCGCTGTAAGATTGTTGTAAATGCCTTGGTAGTGTGTAAAGTATGATAAAATATCAAGAAGAACAGTTAATCCTGAGCCATCAAAATCATAATCTTTGAAGGTGTCTTGTTCTCTAAGAAATACTTTAATGTTACTTTTGATAGTGTCAAAATCTAAGGCATTTACACTTAAGTTTTTTCTGCTAATAGCCATTATCTTGCCCTTTCAAGTGCGAACTGTAGAATGACCGGCTGAACGGTGTTGATGGGTGTGAAGTTTATGCTGACGTTAAAACCATTCTGGTCAATATTTGGGATTACAATAACATCATTTAGAGACACCCGTGGCTCAGACTCGTTTATCACATTTTCAATTTGCTCTTGAACATCAATGGCAGTCAAGGCGTTTGCATTTTCAAAAAGTTTGGCTTTTGTATTTCCGCCAAATCTGGGCTTGAATGGTTTTTCAAAGAAATTATAAAGAACAAGATTCCTGACAGACCGCTTGATACCGTCCGTATTTGTCAGAACATTTACGTCGTTCGTAAACGGGTTCTTTTCAAAATTTAGGTCTATGTCTGAAAATCTGCTCATACTTTATCTATATGAAATAATTAGAGGTTTAGCAGTCCTTTGAGGTCTGGTTTGGCAATTTGTCCAAGAAGTTTTTGACTAAAACACGGGTCTTCCATCATGGTGAGAACTGAGAAGCCTAGTGCCTTTTTGGCGAGATAGTCAGCAGCCGCAAAATACGTCGCATTGTCAGAGTCTATGAGGAATTGGATGTCTCTTACCAAATTGTCAATACTATCCGCAAGTTGAATAAACTGAGTGAGTTGCTCTACGGTTGCCTGACTTAAATCTAGTCTACCGTCAGTGACGGGGAATTGTAGCAAGAAGTTTTTCAAGTCGCCATCAATCAAGGAGTTGAATGATTCGTATAGTTGGTCACCCGGACCAAGGATGCTGCTGAAAAAAGGAGAATACTGGTCAATGAGGGCTTGCTCAAGGGCATCGTTTTCAAAAACATTTTTGATTTGATTGTATTGTTGGGCGATTGCTTGAAGACCAGCAAGACCGGGCAAGTCACCCACACCACCTCCGGGTTCAAACCCTTCACGATAATTGCTTACACCACTAAGCCTAGCACAGTGGTCGTTGAATTCATTTGTGATTTGTTGCGCACTATCGGTAACACTTTGCAAGGAACTTAATACGTCTTCTCCCGGTCGCCCCGGAAGTTCTGGGCTTGGTATCGCATCAACCACAGAATCTACCACATCACCAATAGCCCCTAAAGCAGAATTAACTAATCCCTCAAGCGGATTTCTAAACAACTCTCCAGTTGCGATAGCCTCTAGCAATTCAAGAACATCATCAGGCAGAGGCAATGGTGGTAACTCACAGCCCGTGGTGTTAAACAATTCAAGATTGAATAAACCACCACCATTATAACCTCCGGTTGGATTTGTGCCTGCACCGGACGGTATGGAAGAATCACTGATAACCCCACTTTGAGGATAAAATAAAGGCTCAAGCGACGGAGATGCCCATAAGATGGTTTGGAAGATTTTTTTATCTTGTTCTCCCCGAACTTGTTGACATAAACCATTTGTGATAAGTCCAAGTTGTTCCTCTGAGATAAGTTGTGAACTACCACCGTTATTATTGAATCCAATTGAAACATGAGCAATCAATTCTGCGTGGTCAGAGAACTTACCAGACACCTTTGAGTTTGTATAAGAAATATTTTGAAAATCAACAGCGTTGATAACTTGGTCAAACAGTTGGCGTTCGGGTGTCAAATCACTATTTACGATAAAACGAACGATTTGTTTTGGGTGTGATTGAAATAACCTTCTATAACTTAATCGCTGTGATGCAGTCAAAGGACTAAACTGGTCATTAAGAATCGCACCTAAAAGTTTTTCAAACCCTGCCTTTTGTCTTGTGTAGTCTGCGGCTACGCTAACCGGGACACCGTTTTCTTTTTCTTGTAGACCTCTCATTCCAAAGTAAATTCCGATATTTCCATTTAAACCCTTGTCTGGAAATATATCGGACAGAGCGTCAAGTCTTGTAAGAAATCCATCAATAAATCTAGTGATTTGAGCGTATTCTTCATCGGAGTTGGAAATACCTAAAATCTCATACAAGTCACCTAGAAAAAATTTGCTTGGGGGATTGGTTTCAAGGCTTTCACCTACAATTTCTTCAAAAGGTGATAAATTAGGAATGTTATTTAATAGTGGTTCGATATCACAAACGATTAATGTTGACGGGTCATCTAAAATATTTCTTTTCTCTGTGCCGATTGGAAAATATTGATTTACGAATGTTTGCAGCCTAGACCTTACATCTGAGCGGTCCACCGTAACCCAGTCCTCATATGATGTTGGCACACCTGCGGGGGGTTCCTCATCAAAGAAAAAGTTGCTAAAGTAAACAACTTTATTTACACCGAGTGCAACATCTAAGTCTGTACCTAACGCATTTGGATTTTCAAAGAAGTTTCTTTGCAAGGTAGGGTACAAAAATCCACATGGTCCTCCAATTGTTGTTGGTGCTATATCGTCGAAACAAAAACCCATCAGTTACCTACCTTTACTGTTGATGATGCGGTGCTGATGGAGTGTCCACAAGCAGCGACATCTGTTTCTCTGGCTATACCGAAAAGACCATTGTTTGTGTAAACTGTTTTCGACGCACTCACAATCGGCACAGATGGATGGTCTTTGGGATGAGGTGTGACCATGCTGTTTTCCGTGGCGACAGGAATCCCATTTACATAAACATTTTTTCCGCGAGTGGCATAAATGGAACCACCTGCAACCGTATCACCCTCTCTCGCCGCACCTAAAATTGCCATTACAATTCCACCCAGTATGTTTGTGAATATTGTTTAATAAAAATAAACATTTTAGCCAGTTTTGTGTTGTACCACAGGTCACCGGGGTTTGCACTTGATGGTTGAATCGGTGAAACAAATGGGACTGATGCCTTTGACCGTGAAACGGGTGAATTGTAAGAAGGCACTGGATTTGTGCCAGAATTTTCTCTAACTTGAAGTGGAGATTTTTTAGTCGTGTCTGAGTAAATTTGATTTAAAATAGGCACAGCCCGCTGCACATCGCTCTCAGAAAGACTTGTGTTTGACTCCAATGGAAGTGAAAATGGTCTGGTGCTTTTGTTAGACTCAAATGCGGTTCGCATGGTGTTTATTTTTTCATCAGTCAATTCAGGGTGTGCATTTTTAATTTGTGCGTTTGTCATAGGAGTTGCATTTCCATGTCGCACATATCCCGGTGTAATCATCTCAACGAAATGAGTTCTCGCTGTAGTGCCTTTGGGGTAACTACCACGATTTCCCTTATCGTCAGTGAAATTTTCAAGATATACTTTTTCCTCAAGAAAAACTCTAAATGTTATATTCTTTGAATTCAGATAATTTAAAAAATTAGTCGCTGTCTCACTAACAAAAGTTCTTTCCAAAGAAATGAGGTCTGATGACTTGGTTTGAGTTTCGATTTGCTCAGTGTTTTTATTGAATGAAGAGGCAACAGTCTTCGTGCCTGTGCTAACGTGTCTCTTAATTAAAAGTCTGTCTTTTGGACTTAATCTTCCAGCATTGAAAGTAGGGATATAGTCCCTATCCGGTCCACTACGCTGTTGTTCACCGTTTCCACCACCGGGGGGTGCGAATGACTGTCGGTATTCGTATGCGGGTAGCCATTGAAAAACTTCTACATTTTGCGACCTTATGCCCTGCTGCCAAAGAGAAAGCATAATTGCCAAATCATCCATTCCAATTGCTGCACCACCCGGACCCGGACCAGAGGGTGCGGCATATCCAAACAATAAATATGCTCCCGCCACCGTGGAGCCAAAAGCACCATCTGGATAATTATATTCTTCAATGGGTGATATATTACCATTAATAAAAACCTCAAATGCCTGTTCCCATGTATAAATGACGGCAAGATTCAATGGCGGACCCGGAGGTGGAATTGGACCACCCTTATCTTTTCCAAAGTTCTGTCTATAAAAACTTAAACTCTTAGCCATTTTTCACCTCAGTTCAAATCGATTCTTGGTGCGAACATCTTGATACTCTTACCAGAATCTATCTCAATTTCTCCCAACGCTTTAAAGGAGTAGTTTCCAGCAGTGAAGTGGTCAACATCCCCCATAGTTTCAATGTATGCGTCACCATCAACTCTTAACCTTAGATTGCCTTCACACACCACGCTCACATCACCCTTTACATATAGGGTATCGTTACCAGCCACGGCTGTGTAATTATTGTTTACGATTTTCATTACCCGTTCACCGTTAGGATGAATCTCTTCAAACGTCCCTGTTCTATGATTTCTACTGATTCTCTCTGCACCGGGAGTGTCATCGACTTCAAAAATGTGACCGCTTTCTGATTGATAAACATGGTTATATGGATATTGTGCATCGTACTCAGACACAGGTTCCATGAGAGGAATGAAAGTGAAAGACCCGTTTGGGACAAGGATTGTCTCAATGCCTTCAATTTTTTTATTTACAATTGTTTCCTCTCCATCGTTTCGTGCGAGTCTATTTGTGCTAGGCTCACCGATGAATTCTGGCAAAGGATACGTTCCATTTGGGTCACTAAAACCAATTTCAGGATTTGCAGGAGATTGTGGCACACCACCAATCGTGCCAAAGAAATAAAGTTGTTGATGTTCTGGGTCACGGAAAAAGCCAACCACCCACGTTCCCTCGACAGGACCGAGCGGTGTGCTTCCAATACCATTCATCGCTGCCGATGTAATTGGTTGAATGGGGTGACACCAAGGTAAGTCCTCAGTGGGTAATTCATTTTTGTTTGGGGAGTGATATCCTAAAACACGAACCTTAACTCTGCCCAACTTTTCTGGGTCATTTCTATTTTCTACTACACCTTGAAACATTCCAAACATTATTGCTCCACCGCCAATCTGCTAGACGACACAGAAGCCTCACCCTTGAAGTTTCTAATACAATTCAAGTGTGCTGTATGTGTTTGGCTTCCGTCTTCATTAAAAATAAATTGATTATTGATTTGATTGATAAGATATCTACCCGTTAAATTTGGGTCGTACTCTCCATCAGTCAAAGAACTATCTGGGACGTTGCGAGTGAATAGCAATTGTAAAACATCTCCTGCCTCAAGCAACGAGTTGCCTTGAACTGAAAAATTTACTGATGTGTTGTTTCTAGTCGAGTAGTTTGACGCAGCAAACTGTCTACTTAATTTTTTTGTATCGATATCATCATATTGTCCATCAACAGATTCCGTTACTCTATTGGTTAAGAAAACTCTTGATGGAGTAAAGTTGTCACCATCGTCTGGAGATAAAATTGGAAATGCAAACTTATCTCCCATTTTGTTTAGGAACGAATCGTTGTATGAAAAGGTATCAACCCCCCACGACACAGTGGTTGGGTCGAACGAAAATTGTAAACTATTAAATGCACCTTCTGTTACATTTTTAATTCTTGGAAACCCCTCAAGAAACTTGACATTTCTCATATTGTGAAATTGTGTTCTCAGATTATCTTGTTCAATTGAAACTCTTCCGACCTTTGAGTTGACGTAGTGCGTAATCGCCCCTTTGCGGTACATCTCAGTGAGACACTTAAAATGAAATCCTGATGCAGTTTCATAAAACAAAAATCCAGATGCCTCTTGACTCGCTTCGGACTCAGACGGGATTGAACTTCGGCAAAGTCTGTTGATAATTTTTGATGGTCTGTTGTAAGTGAAAGCCTTTGTAAACTCACCTTGAGTTAAGTTGTATGATAATGGTTTACCATAGTAATCGTTCACTAAACTCTCAACAATATCTGCGTGTGTGCCTTTGTATGACCGGCTCAAGACAGTAGTAAGGTCTTTGTATGCTGATGTAGAAACAAGTCTAAAAATTAGAACGTCACTTCTTTGTGTTGGGGTTCTTTCACTTTGAGAATGAATTCTCATCGTAACCTCTTTGACATCATCGTTGATTGGAGTTCTGTATCTGATTCTAATAACTTCTTTACCCTCAACTGGGACGGTTCTCATAAAATCATTTGCATCAGCAATCATAATCTTGCCAGTCATAAAGTTTTTTGATATGTCCTCATACAAGACCAAACTTGTGACAACACCTAGCAAAGAACTTGTAAAGCCTGTAGACGAAATAATAGAAATGTCACTGATGATGACATCATTTTCTCTTGATAAAAAATTTCTATGTTCTGCCGACACCATCATTTCTGAATCAACCTCTTAACCTCACTGCTTACGACAGCCATGAGTTCTGGACGAGGAACTCGAATCTGTCTTTTTGATTCATTGAGTTTAAATTCATAATTTGAATTTGTGATAACGTAAGAGTTGATGTCATTATTTACATAATTGTAAATGAGTGTTTGGTCAATCGTAACAATGCTACCGTCAGCACCCGTGGTCCCAAGGGCGTATTGAAAATTGTTGTTGTCTGGACTTGTGCCAAGAGGATTCAACACAACCCCATCATTTTCAAAATGATGCAGAGCATCTGCTGAGTTAATTTTCTTGACAATGTTTGCTCTGTATGTGTCTGTTGTTGTTTTTCTTCTTGCAAGAACATCACCAACTCCAAAGGAGCCAACGATATCAACTACCTCGACTTTTGATAAAGAATGGTCAACACCCTTCACTTGAGCAGAAACAGTTTTGTCATTAAATTTTTCAATCGAGCGAACGAGCGCACTACCGCTTCTGCCATACTTGTCCTCAACGACAAAATTGTACGCGGTTGACACTTTGTCACCGGGACTTACAGTGACATCTCCGAAGTAAGGAAACTCTCCCGTGGTTGACTCAACGAAAAATGATTCACCACCATACTTCTTTTCAATAAATTCATTGAGGCTCCTGCGAGAAAGTGGAAAATCATACATCGGGTCAACGGTATTATTATACAAAACCAAAGCCCAACCAAGTTCAGGGTCATCATAAAATTTTTGTGCTAAAAGGTCAGGTGTTTCACCATCTTTAACATTATACTTTTGGTAACTAGATTCATTGAAAATCGATTCATCTGTAAAAACAACTCGACGTAAAACATCTTTGACTCTTTGGATTGAGCCATCGTTTTTCAAAAAATTCATTGATGGGAAATCTTCAAAGTATGCCATTAAAAACCACCTAAGATAAATTGTCTGTTGGAGAGGAATGCTTGCTGGAAGTTAAGACTCAGTTGCACCTCAGTTGGAACACCGTCGTGGTAAAAAGCAGAACGATTGTTTGGAGCGTAGTTCACGTTCACACTTGTAAGGTAGCATCGTCCTAGTTTTGGTAAGTGTGGATTCTCCATGAAACCGGCGTAAGGCAAACTATCGATACCGCCGCCCCTCTTGTTGTTTGAGGTCATCATAAACTTAATGTCAAATTCATGCGGGGCTAAAAGCATCGCACCACCCAGTGACAATTCCGGCATCATGTGAAATCTAAAAGCCTCAATAATGTTTAACATGTGAAGGGCTTCTTCTTCGTCGCGTGGAGCCATGTTGAATCCAAGTGAAAATGTTTTACGAGATACTCCGCCAAATGCCACCTCAGTTCGAGGGTTAGATGAGATGCCTAGTCTTGCCTGTAAAAATAAATTTTTACCGCCACTAAACGCATTTGATAATCCACCTGCTCCGACTGTTTTTTCAATTGTTTGTGCTATTTCTGAAGCAGCCCCAGCCAATGCACTCGCCCCGGCTAAAGTTAAACTTTCCATCGCTGAACCCACGTTTCCTGCTAAAGATTCATTAATGACTTGAAAAATACCCGGACTCGCATTTTGAAAAGTGACAGAATCATCAAACTGCAAACCAGCAGGAACGTACATTCTAATTTTTTCTAAAACTTGGTCATCTGCTCGCGTAATGCGAACATCTTGTGACACAGCCTCAACAAATCTTTGTGCTTGCTCGTCACTAAGACCTGTAGTTTGAACACCACCTTGACCAAGAAAATCATCAACAGCATTCAATCCAAGTGGGTTGCCTAAAGTGGTTTGGTCTAATCTTGCATCGGCGGATGCCTGTTGGACTGCCTCAGCCTGCGGGTCGCGTGCGGCTTCCTGTGCTTGCTCAAATGCAAAAAAGGCAGCACCATCATCAGGAAAAACACCAAGTGCCGCTAATTCTTGTAGGTTTTGAATATTGCCCCTCGTAATGTCGTCCGAAACATTTGAAGCCTCATCAGCAGGATTAGCAAATTGTGCATCGATACCGAGTGATTTGCCTACCTCTTTTTTAATAATAGCACGTTGACTTCTTCTTTTATGCACAGTAAATTGAATTAGCGTGGACTGTCCAAGAGTTGACAGGGCATCTTCACCCGCTCTTAAATCAGAGCCGATGTTTTTGGGGTAGGTCGGATTCTCGATGAGTTTATAGTTTACCTTCCGACCTTTTTTGCGAGTCGGGAACATTTCCTCTTGACCAATACCAAGTGCTACGTCTTCACCACTTATAAAACGCTTTGCCTGTTCGCTATTATTAATAGTTGTATTAAGCACCTCACCTATCTCAAATGGGGTGGCTGGTGGTACACCTTCTGGGTCTGCTGACATTGAAAACTCCTACTAAATATCTATATGGCTTACAAAGGTAAATTCTCACCAAAAAACCCCAGAAAATACATGGGCGACCCG